ATGAATAATCGGCTTTCCGCTAGTATTGAAGCATTTGCGGCTGCGGAGAAGATTCGAAGATACAGAAATTCTATGGATGTGGAAAAAATATTAAAGAAGATTGATATGGATCCTGTTTTTCAAAGTCGTTTAGGCTCAGAAGATGTCTTTTTCGTCCTGCGTGCCGCTAGAGAGTGTTTTGGAGTCGACAAACCTTTCGCATCTGTAAAAGAGGCATATGAGTTTAGATTGAATCACGCGGATGCAGCCTGCAAAGGGGGGATGTAATGAGACTCACAATTCTTTTGTGTATGTTGTTTGTACTGGGAGGGTGTAGTTCTGGGGCTTATATTAAGTCAGCCGGTCTGCCTCAGCCAGAAGCTATAGATATAGATACAGATGTTCCTCGTTATCCAGTGCTTGGGGAGTTTAAGCTTGATCAGAATACGCCTACTATTGATTCTCTACTTGCTGCATTCAGTAACAACGGTAAGTACGGATTCATGGCCCGCGGGTTAAGATATAATTATATAGAGATTTACCCTGGGCGTGCTTGGTGTGATATGTCATTCAAGAGCGGCTTAGTCGTTTATCTATTTGGTGTTCAATTAGTTCAGGCGTCTAATGGAAATGTTGTTGCAGTAGTGCGAAATATGCGCACTGCGGAAAATTACCCAGTGGATCACAAAGTTTTAGAGGTTAACCCAATCGTTTATGCGGCGCTTCTAGATGCACAGCGATATGCCGCTAGCGTGCCAACTGTAGCCAGTCCTTAGAACCAACTTCTAAACTCCTGACCCCGCCTCGGCGGGTTTTTTTTTGCCGTGTTTCGAGATTTCGGTATGGATAAAAATATTGTTTATCAGTTCACGGCCGGAACTCAGGGTTTCGACCGTGCAGTTGAAAGTATCGAGCGGAATATGCGCGAAGCGCGGACGACGTTTAGTCGCGAGCTGAGAGCGATAAATACCGAGATGGTTGGAAGTCAGACCCGGCTCGCTCGTTTTGGTCCGGCAGTGAATGAGGCGTTCTCCGGCGTCAGCACCATCATGCGCTCGGGCCTCGGCGGTGTGGCGGCTGGCATTGCGGGTGTTTTTGGTCTGGGCGCTTTCAAGCTTGGGCAGATCGTTAGCGATAGCAAGGACGCGGCGATCCAACAAGAGTCTGCTTATCGTGGCCTGGAAGCGGTGGCCAATCATGCCGGCGTCGGTATCGGCCGTGCCATGGATGAGGCCAACAAGCTCGCGTCCGACGGCTTGCTCAGCGTCGGTGACGCGGCCAAAGCCCTGCAAAACCTGCTCAGTCGTGGCTACAACGTCGACCAGGCAGTGGCGGTGATCAATCGCTTAAAAGACGCTGCAGCATTCAACCGGCAAGCCAATCTCAGCATGTCGGAAGCTGTGGTGTCGGCCACCGAGGGCTTGAAAAACGAAAACTCGGTGTTGGTGGACAATGCCGGCGTCACCAAAAACGTTGCCAAAATGTGGGACGAGTACGCCGAGAGCATCGGCACCAGTCGTGACAAGTTGTCGGACTCGCAAAAGATCACGGCCGAATACAACGGCATCATGAAAGAGACCGAGGCCCAGGTCGGTAATGCTGCCAAGGCGGCCGATGGGTTGACCGGCAGCCAGGCCGAGCTCGACTCCAAAAGCAACCAGCTGCAGGTCACCATCGGCACCATCCTTGAACCGGTCTTTATCAGCCTGAATAAGCGGCTGTCGGAGACTGCCAGTTGGTTTAACAACCTGCTGAAAGGCATGACTGGCGTAGGCCTTACCGTGGATGAGGTAGCGGCTAACGTTGCGCGCTACGAAGCGATGTTGGGGACCGTCATTGCCGGTCCGCGCGGTGGGGGGGGCAAGGCCCAGCTGGAAGCCTCGCTGGTCGAAGAGCGCCTGCTGCTGGAAAACATGCAGTTGGTGTCCAACAAGCTGGAAGAAGTCGACGCGGGTATGCGCTCCCGTTCCGCTCGCATCGAAGAGCAGCGGCGTAAAGTGGCGGAGATGGCCGCAACCGGCAATACAGCCCTGACCAAAGCACCACAGCAGGGCAGGACAAGTCCGACCGCTTACGGCGTTGAAGTCGCCCGGTTGACCAAACTTGAGCAGGCATACGCTGCAGCTGTCGAGCATCGAAAAAAAGTGGTTGAGTCCACAACGCCTCCTAAAAAAGCGGATGACCCAGTAAGTGCGCCGGCGAAGACCAAGTCACGGGTCAGTGAGTGGGCAGAAGTATTGGACGCGCAGAAGGTTGCTCACGCCCAGCAGCAGGCCGAGCAGGGGACCTTCCTACAGTTCTCCCAGCAGCAGGAAATGCAGTACTGGCAGGGCATCCTCAAACGCACGGATTTGAGCGCGGCCGAACGCTTGAGCGTTCAGCGCAATTACCTGGCGTCATTGAATGCGTTGCGCCGGCAGGACGAAGGCCAAGCCTTTGCCGATCTGCAGGCCCAAGCACAGCAGTATCGCAACAATATGGACGCGCGCCTGCAGATCGCTCAGCAGACCCTGGAGCGCAGCCGGCAACTTTATGGCCAGGACAGCCAGGAATACCGCAAGGCTGCGGCTGAGGTGGTTGCTGTCGAGCGCGAAAAGCAGCAGCAAATCACCAACATGAAACAGCAGCAGCTGGCGGCTGATCAGCAGGCGCGTCTCACCGATGTTGCGCATGCCGAACAGATGGCCCAGCTGGATCTGCAAGCCAACCTGGTCACCCAAGGCCAACTGCTGCAAGCCCAGGCTGAGTTTGAAAAGCAACGGTATGCGATCGAAGCTCAGGCATTGGCCGAGCGTAAAGCGCTGCTGGAGCAGGATCCTGACCGCAACCCGGTCGCCCTGCAGCAGATCCAGCAGCAGATCCTGGCGCTTGAGCAAACCCACCGCAACAGCATGGCTGTGATTGGCAGGCAGCAAACCTTCGAGTCGCAAAGCAACTGGACGGGCATGGTCGACAGTCTACGTACCAGCTGGTCTAGCGGGCTTACTGGAATCATCAGCGGCACCATGAGCACCCAGGGCCTGCTGCGCGGGATCTTCACCAGCATCGGCACCGCGTTCGTTGAGAACATGGTCACCAAGCCGTTGATGGCCTGGATGTTCGGCGAAACGGCTAAAACCGGTGCGACGGTGGTGGGTGTTGGCGTTCGAACGGCAGCAGAGGCAGGTGGTGCGGCCATGTCCGTAGCGATCTGGGGGGCAGCTACGATCAAGAACATCATTGCCAGCGCCTGGCAGGCCATGGCCGGTGCCTTTGCAGCCATGTCGGCCATTCCGATCATTGGTCCGATCCTCGGCGCGGCGGCTGCGGTTGCTGCAGGCGCGTTCGTATTCGGCCTGGTGAAAAACGTTGCTTCGGCGGAGGGCGGCTATGACATCCCTGCCGGTACCAACCCCATGACGCAACTCCACGAGCAGGAAATGGTACTGCCCAAGCAATACGCCAATGTCATCCGCCAGGCGGCGAATGGGGAAGGGCAGTTGGGCGGTTCTGGCAACAGCTATCACTACCACGACAGCAGTGGCCGGATGTCGCCTGCTGATATTCGGCGGGGTGCCCGGGTGCTGGCCGAGGAAATGCAAAAAATGCGGCGCAACGGTGCTATCAAAACTTAGGGGGCGACATGTCGTTAGGACCTTTTTGGCCGGTGCGCTGGATCGCCAGTTACCCCGATATGGGCGCGGCGGTTGAAGGCGTTCTGCCGCGCCTGCCCGGGCAAACCCTGCTTTCAAAAAAGGCACCTGAGTGGAGTACCGGTGTGCAGAAGGCTGCCAGCGGTCGACGCCGGACAACGGCGTACTACCCGGCGCCGCTGTGGTCTTTCCAACTTAGCTACAACGCCGTGCGCAAGCGCCCCGGCTTGGATGAATGGTCGAGGCTGATTGAGTTCTTCAATCAGCGAAAAGGGCAATTTGGCGAGTTCCTGTTCTTTGATCGTAGCGATCACCTGGTAACGCTTCAGCGCTTCGGCACCGGGGACGGCACCACGCGAACATTTCAGCTTTCCCGGGAGGTAGGCGACTGGGTCGAGCCGGTGTACGGCGTCGTCAATGTGGACGTCGTGACTGTCAGTGGTGCTCCTACCTTAGCCTTCACTGTGGATGAGTTGGGGCGCATCACCTTTACGGTGGCCCCACCCATCAATGCGGCGCTGGTGTGGAGTGGGGCGTTTTACTTTCGCTGTGCTTTCGAGGCCGATTCGCTCGACGGGGCTCAGCCTTATCGCGCGATCTGGGAACTCAAAAATATCGCGTTCACGAGTATCAAACCATGATCGATGCCACACCTGAACTGAAAGCCTTTCTGGCCACGGCGCGCAGTTTCGTCATGGCGGATCTGTACACGATTGCCCTGGCCAGCGGCCAGGTGCTGCGTTACACCGATGCGGGTTTGCAGATTTTTTATGGCGGACAGAACTACTCGGCCAGCGGGCCACTGATCAAGCGCACCGGCGTGCGTGCGGTGCGCGGGATTGAGGTCGACACGTTGAACGTGACCTTTACCGCCGGCATGGACGACACCGTGTTCGGCGAGCCCTTGTTGCCATTCATTGCCGGCGGCGGTTTTGACGGGGCCACCCTGAACCTTGTTCGAGCGTTTATGGCGGACTGGCGGTCGCCCGTGGTGGGCACGGTCACACGTTTTATCGGGCGTGTCGCCGAGGTGGATCCTGCCGATCGCGAGCAGGCGACGGTGACAGCAAAGTCGCCGATCGAGCTGCTGGATACCAAGGTGCCCCGGGGCGTTTATCAGCCCTCGTGCCTGCGCACGGTGTACAGCGCCGATTGCGGGGTGAACCGTGCCCTATTTGAAACCGTGGGTGTGGTCCAGGGCGGCAGCACGGCCCTGCGTGTGAACTCCAATGTGCCCGCCACTCAGGGCTGGTTCGACCAGGGCGTGATTCGTTTTGTGAACGGTGCCAATGCCGGTGTGACAAGAACCGTACGCCGTTTTACGGCAGATGGCGCTGTGACGATGATCCTGGGACTGCCAGGTGTGCCAGTGGCGGGTGATCAGTTTCTGATTTACCCGGGTTGCCCCCGAACGCTGGATGCCTGCACCAACAAATTCGGCAACCGAGCGCGGTACCGAGGGATGCCGTTCATTCCCGTCGCGGAGACATCGGTATGAGCCCGTTCGAAGTGCTGCAGCGTGATGCCGTGGTCGCGCAGGCTGAGCTCTGGTTGCGCACGCCGTACCAGCACCGGCAGCACCTGCTCGGCGTTGGCGTCGATTGCGCCTGGTTGCTGATTGAGGTGTATCACGCCGCCGGGTTGATTCCCTCGATCGATCCCGGGGCGTATGCCCAGGATTGGCACCTGCACCGCAGCGAGGAACGCTACCTGGGTTGGCTGGAGCTGTACGGCCGGCAGATTGATGTCCCGCAGCGTGGCGATGTCGCGGTCTGGAAATTCGGCCGGACCTTCAGCCACGGCGCGGTGGTGGTCGATGAGCACTGCATCATTCACGCCTATCGGGACATCGGAGTCGAGTTTTCAGACGTGCGCGAGGAGCGGCTCTCCAGCCACACCGTGCGTTATTACACACTTAACCGATATGGAGTCAGCGATGGGGGGCAGCAGTAGTACCATTTCCAACAGTGCAACGCGCATCAATGCGCTGCAGATCCAGAGCAGTGCGAGTGGCAAGCCGATCGCCTGGATCGCCGGCCGCAATCGCATCAGCCCTAACCTCATTTATTACAGTGATTTTGAAGCGGTCGCCAAAACCACGACGAAAAAGTCGGGGGGTAAAGGCGGCGGCGGGGCCACCCAAAAAGACACAACCTACACCTACTACGCGGCCATCATTTTGGCCGTCGGGCGTGGGCCGCTGGGCGCGATTCACCGCGTATTTCGTGACAAAGAGGTGTTTTCGTCACTGGCGCAGATTGGCTTGAACTATGCCAATGGCACTCATGATCAGACCGTGTGGGGTTTTCTTCAGACTCGTCACCCGGCTGAGGCCATTGCCTATTCCGATACGGCCTACGTGTTTTCCAGCAGGTACCTGCTCAACGACAACGCTGGCGTCCAGAATCATACCTTTGAGGTGGACGGGCGTTATCAGGTGCCCGGGCTGCCGGATGCCAACCCGGGAGACTTCTTGCCCGGGCTGTTGCTCGATCCTTTGGACGGAATCGGTTTTACCCCGGCATGGGTCGCGGATATGTCGAACTACCGCAACTATTGCTTGGCGGAAAACTTACTCTTGAGTCCGGTGCTCGACGAGCAGGCGCCGGCGAGTGAGGCGATCGCGCGTTGGTTGCAGCTGACCAACAGCGAGATGGTGTGGTCTGCTGGTCAACTCAAGGTGATCCCCTACGGCGACCAGGCCGTCACCGGTAACAGCGTGACGTGGTTTCCGAACATCACGCCGGTGGCGGATCTGACCGATGACGATTTTCTTTCAGAGGACGGTGAGCCTCCGGTCTCGCTCAAGATCAAGAGCCAGGCCGACAGCTACAACGAAGTGTCGCTGGAGATCCTCGATCGCGATCACGAGTACAACACCGACGTGGTGCGTGCGCCTGATCAGGCTGCCATTGAGCAGTTTGGCTCCAAGCCAATGGACACCATCAAAGCGTATGAGATCTGCAATATCGCCATTGGCGCCCATGCGGCGCAGTTGTTGGTGCAGCGCAAGCTGTATGTGCGTAATGAATATGAGTTTTCCCTCGGCTGGCAGCACGTGCTCCTTGAGCCTATGGACCTGGTCACGATCACTGAGCCAGGGTTGAACCTATATCAGCGCCTGGTCCGGTTGATTTCGGTTGAGGAAGACGAGTTGGGTAAGTTGGCGATCGTGGCCGAGGATGCGTTGCTGGGCGTCGGCAGCGCACCTAACTATCCGGTGCAGAGCAAAAGCGGTTATCAGGGCAATCAGAACGTCGCCCCTGGTCCCGTCCTGGCGCCCATCATGTTCAACCCGCCCGAGAGCTTGCTGCCTGCCGGCGTCCTGCAAGTCTGGGGCGGCGTTGCCGGCGCGGGGGAAGCCTGGGGCGGTTGCGAGATCTGGATCAGCGCCGATGGCGACAGCTACCGGTTAGCGGAGACGATTTACGGCAGGGCGCGCATGGGGCAACTGACGACGGCGCTGGCCGCTGGAAGCGATCCCGATACGGTCAACACCTTGTCGGTGCAACTGGCGGCAGCGACCGAACTGGCAGCCGCCACGACCGCCGAGGCGGACAGTGGCGCCACGCTGTGTTGGGTGGCAGGCGAGCTCTTGAGTTACCGCGACGCGGTGCTCACGGGCATTGGAGGCTATGAGCTGAGCTATCTGCGACGCGGGCGTCTGAGCACGGCCATCTCCAGTCACTCGGCCGGTTCACCCTTTGTGCGGTTGGATGATGCCGTCTGGAAGTACAGCTACACATCCGACCAGGTCGGCAAGACCGTCTGGGTCAAGTTCCGCTCATTTAACGTGTTCGGTCGAGCGCTTGAGGATCTGGCGGATGTCACAGCCTACAGCGTCACATTATCGCCTGCCCGGGTAGCCCCTGATGCTGCACAGAACCTCGCCCTGGTCGGCGCTTTTGAAGCGCCGTATTTCACGGTGAGCTGGGTAGCGGGTGCAAGAGCTGAAGATCGTCTCGTACGCGTTCGTCACGCGGGCAGTAATGCGCTCTTGCGAGAGGTGGCGACCACCAGCACGGCATTCACCTACCAGCGTGAGGATGCGCTGGTGGATGGCGCGCTCATTCGCAGCTATCGCGTGGAGATCATTGAGCGCAACGCTGCAGGCCAGGCTCAGTTGGTGTCGTTGTTAGTCACCAATACGGCGCCTGCGCCCGTTACCGGTACCGCCGCTGCGCTCACGGGCACCATCACCGCGGATGTCAGTTGCGCGGCCAGTGCAGCTGCAGACACGGCGGGCTATGTGTTTGTGTATTCGACAGAGGAGGACTTTGATCCGGCAACTGCAGGAACGGTTGGCTATCAAGGCGTGTCACGCACCGGACAGATCACGGGACTGACGCCAGACACCACGTATTACCTCTGCGCTGCGGCGTACGACACCTGGAGCAGTGTGCGCAGTCAACTCAACTTCGCCCCGGCGATCACTTTCAACACCTGATAGAGACTCATCATGCAACCTATTCAATTCTTTGCCGCAAGGGCTGAAGACGGCGTGCTATTGCCTGGAGCAACGGTGAGGGTGCTTGTCTCCGGGAGTGAGACGTTGGCGCCGCTGTTTTCCGATGCAGCGGCGACCGTGGTGCTAGCCAATCCCATGCATGCCGATGCCAGTGCGCGGGTGTTCTTCTACACCACGGCGGCTCGCATCGATATTCAGATCGGTTACGCGGGGTACCGAGCGCCGCTGCTGCAGGGCATCGGTACCAGTGATCCGGTAGATATGATCAATGCGGAGATTGATCGCCTCAACCGCGATATGGTCGATGGGAAAGTGCATGCCACTGTCGCGGCGGGCCTTCTGGCGACGGTCGACGGCCAGTCTTTTTACGTCGAACCCACCTCGCCAGATATATCGCGCAGTCTGTATGTGCGGGTCAGTGCCACGGAGGCCAGGCACGTCTCCGATGACCCGTCAGTGGGATACATCGCAGAGATAGACGTGCGCACCTCTGCGGTTGAGAGCGGCACGTTTAATGGCTTGGAGCTGCGCTTTGTTCGATTGGCCGTAGAGTCCGGTTACACCTGGGCGCTGGTGGATTCGGTTGGACGCATGGCGCTGGGGTGCCGGGTGGATGGTTCACTCGTGGGCAAGTTCATGCTGCGCGACGGCACTGTCGATCGCAACACGCTGAAACTCGACCTCGACGGATTCATCGCCAAGGCGTTGGATCCTCAGTCGGGATACGCGTGGGCAGTGATCGATACCCTGGGCCGGATTGGTCTGGCTCTTCGCGTGGACGGGACCGTTACCGGGAAATTCTTGCTCGGCACCGGTGCCGTACCTCGCAAAGCGCTGGGGGCCGATCTGTCGAGCTTCATTGCCGTTCAACTGAGTCCAGAGTCCGGCTATGTCTGGGCCGTCGTCGATGCGGTTGGCCGCATTGCGCTGGGCATCACCACCGCCGGCAAAACCGTGGGTAACTTTGATATTCATATCCCCGATGTCACAGGGATTGAGTACCTCAAACCGGTTCACGACCTGCTTTGTGTAGGGGATTCCCTGACAGCCAATAGCAGCCAGGTCACCTGGCGGGAGCAACTGGCGCCACTGATCAGTGCGCGGACCATTGTGAATGGCGGCATTGGCGGCCAGACGTCTCGCCAGATCGCCGCGCGTTTCGGTGCTGGTACCGCACTGCTGACCGTCACGGACAACCAGATCCCGGCGTCGGGCTCAGTGACGGTTACAGCCTTGAGCACCTTGCTGCTGTCCACGCCTGCGACCAACTCGGGGACCTTCACGTTGAAAGGTACGTTGGGTGGCATCCACGGCACGCTGACGTGCACGCACAGTGAGACAGGGGACTCGTCGGACGTTTACACGTTTGCTCGGGATGCTGCCGGAGACGCCCGATACAGCGCGCCCAAGTCGCCGTTTGTGCCCGACGTTCCCGGTGACGGGTTTTACACCGAGATCATCTGGATGGGCCGCAACAACCTCGACAACATCGAGCAGATCAAGGCCGACATCCGGGCGATGGTGGGGGTGCAGAAAACCGTTGAAAAGCGCTATCTGATCATCACGCCGCCGCTTGGCGGCAACCCGACACCGGGTACGTCGACGGGGGAGGGGGTCGGTACCGCCACCTACAACAACTGCGTCGCGCTGGAAGATTGGGCCACCACCGAGTATGGCGATCGCGTGATCAAGATCCGCGAGTGGCTGATGCAGTTCAACGACGGCAGCGCCGACGATCTCGACGACGTGGCTAAGGGCGTGGTTCCGCGTTCGCTGCGGCTGGACATCATTCACAACACCACCATCAGCAACGGGCATATCGCTCGTCGCATTGCCTATGAAATTAACCGGAGGTCCTGGTAATGGCCGGACAAAAAACCGTACTGGATGGCATCACCTTCACCGATACGACGTTGCCCATTTTGCGCTCCGATGCGTTGCTGAGTGCGGGGTCGCTGTATCTGTTCGACTTGGGGCATAGTTTGGGTGGTGTGAGCGGAGTGCCGGCAGCGGGTGCCGTTATTCCCAATATCGCTTACGCCGAAGCGGCAGCGGTGCTTGGCGCGGGCACCGAGAGCAGCTTGGCCGGGGTCTTCAGCAGTAATGCGGTCGCAGCTGACGCGTTGTTTGAACGGACGCCCAAGAAGGGCCTGCACGCTATTTACAGCCAGGTGAACAACACGGTGAGCGGTCATGGCTCACAGATCAATGTCGCAACCGCGATCCGCGACTACATCATCGCGAACAAGACTCACCTGTTCTATTTCTCGGTATGGGCGCACCGGACACGTGCAGCACTCGCAACCGGTCACCGGTACATGGAGATCGGTAGCGGCGGCAACTTCCTGGGGTACATGAGTGGCGCCGGTAACACCGGCAAGGCTTCCGGGCTTTACAACGTCGTCGGCGGGGCCAACGCCGTGGCCAACCGGTACTCCTCGATGCGAGCGTCCGCTGGTAGCGGTGATACGGTTGCGGCAGCGGCCGGAAGCATTATTTTCGGTAATGGTGGATCTGGTTCCGCACTGACCAATCAATGCCCCTCGGACATCTTCTATCGCGGCTACTGCGAGGATCTGACCGTGTCGGGGCGAACCTACGCAGACGTCGATGCCCTCGACAAGGCGTTATGGGATGCCGCTTTCGCGGCAGGTGGCCGGTTTGCTGGTGACACCTTTACGGCGCCGTCGACCTTCCCATAATTGGCTAGGTAAACCTCAAGTCCACCACCACCCGTAACTAGCGGCGGAAGCGGAATTTTTCCCAGCCATTTTTGAATCGGAAAGTTCCTGTATCTCCTGTGAGAACGTAACGGGTTGCTCTGTAGCAGGCAGTAAACCGAGAGAATCCAAAGCGTCTGATTTTCTTATAGACCCAAACCCATCCGTGGCGATTGGTAGTTTTGGCGGGCCTTTGCACCATTTACGCGCTCCTTCGTGGCGAAATTTGGCGCAGATGATAGCGATGTGCCCCAACGCAAAGGCTGTCATTTAATAACGGGGCGGAACTTCTTATCACAACGGGGTTTCTGGCCCCATTCGTTTGAGTGCAGCACCGTCTAAAACGAACTCAACAGAGTTTATTCCACCTCTAATCCCCGCCGTTGTGCGGGTTTTTTTCGTCTGGAGAAAAGGCTATGGCACGACTTTCGACCACCCAAGCGGGCAGCCGCAATGCTCTGGCTTTCCTCGACATGCTCGCTTGGTCCGAGGGGACCAGCACATCGCCGGCCACTGCCCTGGATGGCTACGACGTCATCGTGACGGGCATCGACAGAAAGCCTGAGGTCTTCACAGATTTCAGTGATCACCCCTTCGCAAAGGGGCGCCGCTCGAAGGCCATCAACGGCAAGGGCCTGACATCTAATGCCTCGGGCCGATACCAGCAGATGCTGAAGGATTGGACGTATTACCGAACGCTGTTGGCCCTGCCTGACTTCAGCCCGATCAGCCAGGACCTGTTGGCTCTGCAGCACATCCGCGAATGCCGCGCGCTACCGGACGTGCATGCGGGCCGGGTCGAAAGCGCAATCGAAAAGTGCCGGAATATTTGGGCAAGCCTGCCTGGTGCAGGGTATGGCCAGCGTGAACACCGGCTTGATGATCTGATCCAGCAGTACCGCTTAGCGGGTGGAGCACTGTCATGACGGCATTACGGAAAGTGTCCCGGAGCCTGGCCCAAGCCGAGGAGGATCGTCTTTATTTTGAGTGTCCAGGTTGTGGCCTGGCTCATGGCATTTCGCACGGCGCAGGTGTTGGTCCACGGTGGGGGTGGAATGGGAACTTGGAGGCACCGACGTTCACGCCAAGCATTCTGGTCCGATACACCTGGTCGGATGGCCCAAGGGTTTGCCATTCGTTCGTGACTGGTGGGCGCATTCAGTTTCTTGAGGACTGCACTCACCATTTGGCGGGGCAGACCGTCGACCTACCCGATTGGGAGGATGAGTAATGCTGACCACAACACAGAAACTGGCAGTCTTGCTGATCGCGATGATCATTGCGTTCGGCGCGGCCTGGCAGGTGCAAGCGTGGCGTTACGCTGGAAAGCTCGCGAGCCAGGCCGCGCTGCAGGCTGACGATCTAAACAATCTGACCCAGGCCGCGCTCCGCCAGCAGCAGACCGAGCAGGACAAGCGCTTGGCCACAGAGCAACAACTCGCCGTCTCCGATCAACAGCACACCCGAGAACTGTCCGATGCCAAACGTAATCAGGCTCTATTGCGTGACCGCCTTGCTACTGCTGATGTGCGGCTGTCAGTCCTTCTCGACGCTACGGACTCAGCCAGTGGCTGCAACGTGCCTGCCACCCCCGGCGCCGGCGGCGTGGTTCATGGAGCCCGTCGAGCACAACTTGACCCAGCGCATGCTCAACGAATTATCGGGATCACCGATGCCGGAGATCAAGGACTGATTGCACTCAAAGCTTGCCAAGCCTACGTTTCGACGATAATTCAGAAACTCCATCAATGA